TCCAACTGGGATAGTGTCTTCACAGATATTAAATCCGGCCCTGGTGTTATGCTGAAGTGCCGTACAGCAGGTTCTCTGTAAGACTCCTCTAAAGAGTCTTTAGACAAAGCTACAAGCCCTCTTTAGATGCCATCTTTAGATGCCCTCTTCGGAGGGCTTTTTTATACCTACTGGAAAGTTGGAAAGCTTTCGACCTTTAAAGCTTAATCTCCCATTTAATCTTACCAGCATCCCAAACACGCAAAGCCCTCACCTCATCCTGCACATCCCATTCCGACCTTACATCGCTCTTAGGATCGAAATAGTTATAACCCCTACCAATTTCAGAAAGTCTCAAAGGAATCATGTTACGTCTCCAAGCAAACTTGTGCTTTATCCCTGAGATGGGGTGGTACACTTTGTAATCAGGTTTCACATCAGAGCATTTAACAAAACCTAGCTTGCTATATAGCCCACCAGAGAATGTTTGATTATCTGAGAAGCTTATCAAACTCCTACATTCAACATGCCTCTTGAAATGCTTTAAGAGCTTGCTAGCAGCCCCTTGAACATTGTACCGACTGCAAAACCTGCTGAGATCAAAGGTAGTGGAATCCTTCCTAATAAACGTCATAACACTCACAAGCTCATCTTCAAAATAGAGTCCATAAGCGTATGAGGCTTTCTTAGGAGACCCTTGTATGTGAAACTCATCAAAGAACTCTCCATAATCTCCCACATTAACATCGCGTATCTCACACTTCCTAGCAGCAACCTTCTTAGAATCTAGGACACCTAACCTAGACTTAATCATATTCTTAATTATCTCCCTCTTAGCTGAGATATTCCAATCATGCTCCCAGATAAACAGCATATCTAAACCTGCCTTAGAAGCCATATCGTACTTATTCTTGTGGTAGGAAGGCTTCTTCATAATGTCACTATGATAGTATGTACCGTTAAACTCTATGGCTAGATTTATACAGGGGATTATCAGGTCAATTTCAAAAGGGCTGATAGCACTCCTGCAATTACTTTTGTAATCCACACCTAAGCCATCTACAAAATCCGCAACCTCTTGCTCCCCTTTAGAAGTACCCCATAAACTACAGGACGAACACCCTTGAAACCCTCTAAGGTGGTTGTCGGGTGATTGTAAGAAGGTCTTCTCGTGGTCTTTGCAGGTTATCGCTATAGGTGTCATTATATTCTTATATTTGACTTCAGAATAATCATACTTCCCGTCCCAGAGGTTTTCAGCCCTCAAAGTAAACTCAGATAAGCCCATCGATTGAGAATGCTGTACATCCTTACGGCACTCTGGACAAACTACTAGGCCATCTCTAATAGAAGTTCCCCAACACTCAAATGTAACATCGTGGTCTTTACAGTAGACTGTTACAGATGCTCCTAACTCACTGAAAGAGTCTTCTACTATTTGGTAAGACCCTTTGTAATTAACTTCAACAACGTCTTTCAATTCAGATAGGTTAGCCTTAATAAGACTCTTGCTCCTCTCTAAAGTCCTATCCTGCCTACATATCTCGCAGCCTAATTGTCCCGCTTTGTGCTTGCTAGGGCTTTGCAAGAAGTCTTCATTGTGAATGTTACAATGTATCACCACCTTAGTACTATTATCTACATAATCAACTTCAGAGTAGTTGTACCTGTCACCAAAGAGAGATGTGCAATCTGATATAAAGTCATCGCGGGAGTAGCTAGGTGAGTAGTTGTAGGCTTCCTCAAAACAAGCAGCACAAGACACAGCACCTCTGTAGTGTGCGGCAGGGGACTGCTTGAAGTCTTTATCATGCTTAATACAGGTGAGAGTGATGGGTGTAGAATTGTTAGCATACTCAGTTTTGGAGTAGTCAAAAGCCCCCTTTCCAAATACCGCTTCGGACTTAACTATGAATGTTTGTAGACCGTCAGAACGAGCCTCACGGCGCTTATCAGCACTACACTGCTTGCAACCTGTCTTACCTGCTAAGTGGTTGTTTACAGTCTGTGAGAAGGCTGTATCATGCTTTGAGCAGTGGGCATTGAACTTGTGACTCGAAGATATGCTCAACAAGTTGTCGGTGTATTCGTAGGCACCAGCATGCTTCTCCCCAGCAGCCTTTACAAAATCTTTATAAAACATAATTCACCCTCTTGAATGTAAGTAGGCCTATTCTAGTCATAGAAAGTCTCCGCGTCAATAAGTTCACAGCGATAGAAACACTCTAGTAAATATCCCCTCATAACAATTACATAAAACACAACAAGGTATCACTATGTCATTTGACAAGAAAGTAAGAGTTTATTCTAAGGATGACCTGACAGAGAAGTTTGGTAAAGGGTTATAAAGTTGAACACGCAAATCCAAGGTTCTTCGCAGCACCAAAGCATAGCGTTGACTTCGTGATGACAACTAATAAAACCATTGCAGACGCTTATCAAGCTAGAGGGATTCCACGTATCTATTTCAATGAAGATGGCGAAGTTGTTACAGAGGATGGATTGGATGAACAGCTTACTAAGCAGACTCCTGAACAGCGCCCTGAGCATATTGCTGAGGCTGTTGATACTGAAGAGCCTGTTTCAACAGATACTAAAGGGTCTGTTTCAACAGATACTCAGGAGCCTGTTTCAACAGATACTCAGGAGCCTGTTCAACCCCCTTACGAGGAAACAGAGAGTGCCTCTGAAGAGGAGACTCAGGAGAGTGCCTCTGAAGAAGGTGAAATTGACCTTGAAAAGATGTCAGCAGCTCAGGTTAAAGAGTATGCAAGCCGTAATCTGGGTGGAGAGTTTAAAACTAAAAAAGAAGCTGTTGAAGCCCTTGAAAAAGTAAAGGGTGTTGGCTCAAAATTAACCGTTTAAGGAGACTAGAAAATGGCTTACGAATTTGTGGTTGAGGATGGTACTGGGGTTGTCGATGCGACTTCATACGCCTCTGTGTCAGATGCTGACGATTATGCCACTTTCATCGACGAGCAAGACTGGTTCTCCTTAACAGCACCGTCCAAGGAGAGGTATCTACAACTAGCTACCATGTTCGTAGACAACCTCCTAAATTGGGCTGGCGACCTCTTAACAGATACGCAGTCTCTCAATTTTCCAAGAGAAGAGTTTCAAGATATGTCTGGAAGAGTTATCACAGGCCTACCGGATGTTATCTCCCTTAGCACTATCCAGCTTGCTATATCGAGCATGGAGCATGAGTTGACAGTTGATCCGATTAGGCTTAAATCACAAGCTTGGGGGAGTACTAGAGAAGAGTATTCAGGTGAATATGCTGAAGATGGTGCTGGTGTGTTGGATGTTAAAAAGAACCTCGCCAGGTTAGGTTACGGATCTACAACAACCTTCATAACTGCACAGAGAGCTTAACATGGCTATTAAGATTAATAAGAAGACTCGTAGGACTCCTGATATTGTAACGGTGTGGAAACAAATAGGTGAGCCTGATGCTTATGGCAATCTAAGCTACACCACACCTGTCTATGCTTGGGTTAAATATAATGATCAGCAGAAGCTTTTTGTTAACTTAGACGGTGTAGAACAGAGAGGAAGGGCTTCGATATTTTGTGAGAAGGATGTTATGGCTATTGGAGATGTTGCTTTCTTTGGAGAGTCTTTAGAATCCTCACCAAGCAAGGGTAGTTTCACCGTTAAAGATCGCAGATCAATATCAAGCTTTTCAGGTGGTCGCACAGAATTTCGTTATGTAATTTGATAGGTGTAGAGGAGGCTTCATAGTGGCTAAGACAAGGCGTAGAGCTTACACGCGTAATGACATAGATAAGTGGACTAAGCAGCTTACAACGCGTGTTGAGACAGTCTCAGAGAGTCTTAGAGATCGTACAGAGAAGGCTGTAGAGCTTATCATGGCTCAGGCTGATGTGTATGTCCCAGAAGATACTATGAAGACTAAGAACTCAGCTTACGTGAATGTTAAAATGGAGAAGCACAGGATTGTCGCTGAGTTCGGATATGACAAAGATAACGACGTAGACTACATCTCTACAATTTATTATAACGTCGATAATGTTACATGGCGTAAAGCAGGTGCTAGAGATATGTGGCTTGATGAAGCTTTCCTAGAAACTAAGGAACAGGCTTACCAAATGATTGCTGGTAAGTAAACAATAAACCAGAATACACATCATAAATGTTATGATAATTTTTACGGAGAAATAGAATGGCTTTAAACTACGACAGCCCTCTTATTGACAATACAACAGGTAGTCCTACTCTGGATAGTTTGAAGAGTGGGAGTGACAAGATCAATGGAGCTCTTACTGAAATTAAGGAGGAGGTTAATGATTTAGGTTCAGCATCCTTAGTTGATACTGGAACAGCCGCTGGTGAGGTTCCGCTTAACTCCTCGCTAGTACCTAAGTCAGGTGGTACATTCACTGGCGACATCACATATTATGGCGGGGGTGGGGTGTCTAGTAATACAAGCTATGGCACTCAATCCCTAAGTTCCAACACAATAGGTAACGATAACACCGCCCACGGCGATCGAGCACTGTTTTCCAACACAGAAGGGAACGAGAATACAGCCAGCGGATACCGGGCACTGTATTCCAACACAACAGGGAACTATAACACAGCCACCGGCTACCAAGCACTGCGTTCCAACACAACAGGCGCGACAACACAGCCCACGGCTATAAAGCACTGTATTTAAACACAGAAGGGGACCGTAACACAGCCACCGGCTATGCCGCACTGTTTTCCAACGTAAGTTACAACAACGTATCAGGGTTAGGCTACGAAGCTCAAGTAACATCCTCAGACCAAGTTCAGCTTGGTAACAGTGACACTACAACGTATGTATACGGTACAGTCCAAGATCGCTCTGATTTGCGTGATAAAGCAGACGTGAGAGATACGATACTAGGGTTAGATTTTATCACTGCATTACGTCCGGTGGACTACCGTTGGGATCTACGTGATGATTACAAGCCCGATGCCCCTACCGAACCTGAACCGTTGAAAGATGATGCAACAGAACAAGATATTCAAGCGCATGAGTTGGCACTATCTCAGTATGAAAATGATTATGCTGAGTGGTTGATCGCGGTAAAACACGAAAACCTTATACATGACGGAACGCATAAACGTACCCGGTATCACCACGGGGTAATTGCTCAGGAAGTCGCTGAAGTAATCGCAGAGAGTGGAATTGATTTCGGTGGTTACCAAGATCATAAAGTGTCAGGTGGTGAAGACGTTTTGAGTATAGGCTACGATGAATTGATTGGTCCCCTGATTAAAGCCTTACAAGAGGTTAACCAGAAATTCGATGCACTAAAAGAGGAGTTTGATGACTATGTTGAAACCCACCCGTAATGAATATACTACAGGCGAACATACATGAGTAAGATAACAATCAGTTCTATAGGTAGTGGGTATAACCGTAGCAAGATTAAAGATGCTTATGCCGCGCACCTGTTGGCACAATCAGAGTGAGCATTATAAGAGGCCTACTCGCATCAGTGACCTATTGGGGATTAGCAGCAGGGACTTTCTACTTTTTCTGGTGGTTAAATCCTTTGTTGCTGTACTTTTACCTCACAGCCCTATCATTACTAATTGCTCGACATGCCTTCGGTATCCGTAACTGGCTAACCAAATTAGGCGACAGGATTATGACCAGCATAGACCAGCATTGGAACGTAATATGCTCGCCAGTGCTCAACCTATTTGTCAGAACGAAGCATCGTTTCGGCGACCCTGATGAAACCGCGTCTAGTGTTGTTGGTAAGAATCTTCGTGATACTAATGACGCTGAGTGGCGCTATATTGAGTTCGTGGCATCATGGCTATTGGAGGGCGGCAAGCCGCATTGCATACCGTCTATAGAAGATTAGCAACGAGAATCATAAGTCTTCTTTAACAAAAGGATAATAGAATGGCAATACCTGATCAGAACACACCGGAGCTAGATTTACGGCAGATAATTATAGACATATCAGCATCTGAAGGTTGGGCGTTGCTTGCAAATCAAGTATTTGTAGGAGGTTTTCAAGATGACTTCTACGGTAATGATTATCAAATTGTAATAAAGGCTATAAGTAGTGATATGAACCCTAAGTGGCAATTTGATAATTTTACATTTGTCATACTGGTGTTTGGAAAGAATGAGATGTCTAAGGCTGAAATATCTAATACTAGTTGGGCGATCCATAACGCACTTGTAGGTAGAGATACAACATACCTTGATACTAATAACCGTAGTTACCAACAATTCAACTCAGTAGTATCTCCATACGATGGAGGGTCAACACCCGAAGCTAGACCTCTCTACGTACAAAGAATATCAGTTAATAGACAAATATTAACAGACGAGAACAATAGACAAGCCTTGTAGAACACATACAGTGAAATCTAATCGTAATACTTAAACTTGTGCCACTTGGTACTGCTGAAGGTAGCACCGAAGGTATTACCAATTAGCATGCACCTCTGAGATGGAGGTGAAAAAGATACTAAACTAATAATCTCAGAGGATATTTATAATGGCTACGCAAGATAAGATAGTCCAAATTGCAGAATTGTCACAGGATGGCAACTACACCGTAACTGGTGATTGGGTTACATTCCCATCTCCAGGTGCTGAACTGACCCTAGAAACAGCGGAAGAAGATAACACTATCTTTGGTACTGGTAGCTTTGAAAGCTCACTAGGCACCATCGCTAGTCACACCCTCTCTATGTCTGCCTATCTACGTGAGACCGCTGGTTATAACGCACAGTTGAAGAAAGGTGGGAGTCCTACTTCATCTGCGGGTGAACCCATGTCACTTGATTCTGGACAGACTTATGTAGTGACTGATAGCACCAAGAACTTCTGGGATGCTGCCACCCCTGCTGTTGTTTACGACGATTCTACTGAAGTTGATGCTGCTGACATTGAGAGTATTGATTACTTGTTCGGACGTGTCACATTTGATGCAGGCTATACAGTGGATGGTACTGTCACTGTAGATATTGATTATGTAGCAACCACAGCTTTCGGTAATGCTAACAGTGTTGATATTACTCAGACTGCTGGTACTAACGACACTACCACATTTGAGAGTGCTCAAGCTGATAGTGGCTTTAGTCAGATGGAACCAGCCTTGCTGACTGTTGATGCTGAGTTGTCCGGTTTCTACAATACATCCTCCACCTTCTTTGCAGAGTTGAAGAGCCAAGATAACTTGCTGGTAGAGATCGACTGGACAGGTACTGGTGAATTCCTAAGCCGTGGCCTTTTCCGTGTGAACTCCTTGAACCAGTCTGGCGATGTTGGTGATGTAGAAGAGACTTCTGTATCCCTCTCAATATCTTCTCTGGAGGGTTCTGTACCCTACTCTTTCCAGTTTGATGACACGGCTGGTTCTGAAGTGAGTCCTTCTTTCAAGACTGTTTCAAATGCTTGGTTGAACCGAGAGTATATTGGTTTCCGTTATGCTCCTACAGGTGATGCCACTGGTGAAGTCTACTACGAAGGTAAAGCATGTATCACCGACACCTCTATCTCTAACAGTGTAGATGGTATTGCTGAGCTGAGTGTTGAGCTACAAGGTACTAAAGAGCTTGTTCAAAGCACTTTCTAATCTGGCTTCCTCACTATAATAAGATCGACCCCTCGCTGGTGTTACCAGACTTTAGCCCTCCCTAGAGTAGCCTTCCAAAAGGTGACCTCTTCGGAGGGTTTTTTGTGATAACTGATAAAATTTTAGAATAATTCCAGAATCTTTCTAAACCTTTGATTAAACCACCTTGTCCTAATTGATACCAAATCCATAAAAGTGAGGACTTTTTGTATGAGTAACACAGATCTACGTAATAAACTCCGTGCCAAGACTGTTGGTGCTAAGAAAGATTTTCGCCGTACTGAGGTAGAATTTGACGGCTTGAACTACGAGTTTGTCCAGCCAACCCTCCGTGGCCGTAAGACTATTATCGAGAAGTCTCGTAATGCTGACGGGGATACAGATGATGTTCTTCTGTCTATCTACGCAGTTATTGAGTTGACTGTAATACCCGGCACAGAGGAGCGCATCTATGAGGATACTGACCTTGAGTCAATGCTGAACTCCCCAGCCGGTTCCTTTGTAGACGTTTTCGCAGGTAAGGCTGTAAGTGTAATGTTAGGTGCAGACAGCCCTTTGCCGGAAAGCGTCGGCTAACAAACGAAGAGATAGCTGAATTCCAGATAGCTGAGACACTCCATAAGTTCCATTATGAAGTTCTGGAAATGCCCGCCCAAGAGTTTGACAAGTGGTTCTCCTACTTTGAATGGAAGCATAAGAAAGAGCAAGCGGCTGAGAAGAAGTCAAAAGCTAAGAGTAGTGGAAAGAAGCAAGTCAAATTGTAAATAGTTTAACTACAAGTAGTTTAACTAAATTGAGAGGGAGCTTCGGCTCCTTTTTTCGTTAGCACAAACTAAACCTCCAAGACTCGTAATTGCTATCGTTAACAATATTTCTGGAGAATACTATGGCTGCTGACGGCCCGCAGATTAAAGGGGGAGTTGAACTTAATACTAAATCCCTGCAGGATGCTATAAAGCAAATTAAGCAATTAGAGAGATCTTTTCAGAAGTCTTCTAAGGGCGTAACAAGCTCTATGGATAGAGCGTCTAAAGGCATTGGTAACTTAGCTAAAAGCCTTGGAGGTGTCTCCCAGAAAAATCAAAAGCATTCACAAATAACTAAACAGACCGCTGCCGCCACTGATAGAGGTGCCGCTGCTAATAAAAGATTACAGAGTAGTCTTGCCAGCAACATCAATGCTGTAAGCAGAGCAGAGATTGCACAACAGAAATTAGCATCCCGTATCAAAGCATCTGCATTGTCTGAGGATCAACAGCAAGCCGAGCTTAAGCAAAGTAAGGCTGCGCTCGATAAACTTACAACCTCTATCACCACTTATGGAAGTAAGAGTGCTGAGGCTGCAACTAGTAATGCCTCATTCAAAAAGACCATGACAGGCTCTAGCCTTGCCGTAGGTGACGCTAACAGAGAGTTCCGTGGTCAGGGCATAAGAGACTTTAACGGACGCTTCCAAGACCTCACAGGCTCTGTCCAGTTAGCATTAGGCCCATTGTCAGGTATTGCTTCTCGTTTGGTTGCATTACAAGGGCTGTTTCGTCGTGGTGGTATTGAAGCGGCTACATTCTTTGGCTCATTGACAGCACTTACTATTGCCTTTAAAAATTCCTTGCAAGCATCCCAAGAAGCTGAAACTACATTCCTACGTACAGAGAGCGTTTTAAAGAACTTAGGAGCTACCTCAGCCGTTACAGCAGAGGAAGTGATGAAGATGGGTCAGAACATTGGCCTAGCCACTCTAACGTCCACTAAAGAGGCGAGAGACGCTGCCGTTGCCTTAGCAGTTTTGGGGGTATTGCTTCCGATAGCTTTGAACGTATTATCACCACCGCACAGGGTGTATCAGAGCAGTTTGGTGGTGACTTAGTAAGTAGTACCAAGTACCTTGCCAGAGCTTTGCAAGATCCGGAGAGACGCTTGACATCTCTTGAAAGGAAGATTGGTACGTTTAGTGCTGCCGCGAAAGATCAGATGGATATTATGATCAGGCAGGGTGATATTGCAAGTGCTCAGGCTCTCATACTAGAAGAGCTGTCCGGTAGCTACACGCTTGCAACAGATGCTGCGGGTGGACTAG